CCAGCTAGAAGCCCTCGCCGGCCTGCAATACGCCCTGCTCATGCTCCGCCTGGGCGTGCGGATGAGGGGCTGACCATGCTCCGCTCCAGCCCTCTCAAGCGCAAGGCTCCGCTCGGACAGCGTGGGCCGATACTCAAGTCGACGCCCACGTTCCGGCAGAAGAAGTGCGCTGTCTGCGCCGAGCCGTTCAAGCCGCAGCGTATGGGGATGCGGGTTTGCGGGCCTGCGTGTGCCGCGGTTCAAGGGAAGCTGGACAGCGAGAAGCAGGAGCGCAAGGACACGCGCGAGCGCAAGCAAGCCCTCAAGACACGCAGTGATTGGATAAAGGAAGGACAACATGCATTTAATGCCTACATCAGAGCCAGAGATCGAGATTTTCCATGCATCTGTTGTGGTAAGCCACTCAAAGGTGGCGATACGGGTGGGGAATTCGATTGCGGTCATTACCGATCGGTCGGCAGCGCGCCTCATCTTCGATTCGATGAACGCAATGCTCATGGTCAGACCAAGCAATGCAACCGATACGGAGCCGGACGCGCCGTCGATTATCGCAAGGGATTGATCGATCGTATCGGCGTCGCTCTGGTGGAAGCCCTGGAAGCCGACAACACGCCTCGCCACTACACCATCGAAGACCTAAAGCAGATAAAAGCAACTTACAAGGCCAAATTGAAAGCATTGAAGGAGATAGCTTAATGTTCGGAAATCCAATTTTTGGCGTCGCCCTGGCTCAGGCCATCGCAAGCGCTCATGCGCAGCGTGTTCAGGATGAGCAGCCCCGCGAATACGCTGCTGCAGACCAAAGCGTAATCGACGTCGAAGCGCGCGTGATCGAGGACATGCCGGTGCTCCCGGCACCTACCAATGAAGACAAGCCATGACCGAATCCGATTTCCCCTTTGCCGCGCTCATCATCCTTAGCTTCTTAGCCGGCTTTGCTGCTGCTATCTGGCTTGCCGTGGCATTTGACCAGGGCGCGCGCGAGATCGCAGACAAGAAGGAGAAAGTGACCGAGGAGACGCCACCGTGAGACAGTTTGAGAAAATCAAGAGTGAACTGATCGAATGGGCCAAATATCGCGGGAGTCTTCTTCATCAGCGCCCTACAAACGTAAAGCTTGTTTCGATGGCTGTGAATACTCTCACGCCAAAGGCAGTCAAAATCCTTGAGATTGAATATTGCTGCGAAGGCCCGCAAAAGACCAAAGCGGAGACGCTGAACATTTCACGGCAAGCTTACTCAGCCAGGTTGCGTTGGATTCATGAGCAGCTCTCGTTCACATTATGGGGATATATCGATGTGACCGATTGGAAGATTTAAGAGTGTCATGACAATTTAGTTCTCGCAACTGTTTACATAGATCACTACCATTAAAGGTGTGGGCCATTGCGCCCAAACCATTTCTAGTGGAGTGAACATGAGCGGTCTCGGCAAAGGTCAAGAAGGCAATCCCAAATACGCGGCCAGCTGCGCCCGAGAATCGCGCGAGGCGAAAGCCGGCACGTTCAACGGCGGCACTCCTCCGAGTGGCCCACGCCCCGAGCCCGTTCGCCTGAACGGCGTTCGCGCTCCGAAAGACAAAGGCCTGAGCAAGTAATGGGCGCTACGATCAATTCCGATGGCTCGATCAATTTCAAGGACGAAAGTTCCTGTTTGTTGTCGACTAGGTCAATTACTAGCGCAGCAATGGGGTTGATTAAAGCGTCTATGGAACGCAACGAGCAATCCGAGCAATCGATGAAGGTCCGCGAGTTGCGTAAGTCCTGCGGTGTCGAGAATTCTCCGATCACCATCAAGAGGCCGGAGAAATACCATGGCTGAGCTCAAAGCCAAAACGCGCAACAAGCTTCCGAAATCAGAGTTCGGCATGCCTGGTGAGCGCAAATACCCGATGCCCGATAAGAGCCACGCGAGAAACGCGAAGGCGCGCGCAAGCCAAATGGAAAAGGCCGGCAAGCTGAGCGAGGGCTCGAAGGCCAAGATCGACGCCAAGGCCAATAAGGTCTTGGGCAAGAAGAAGTAATGAGTAAACAAATGCAGCAAGACAACAAACAAGTGTCCGCTGCTGGGAAACGCAAGCCTCCCGCCGCTGGCATGGGTCGCGTCAAAGGCTCGATGAACAAGATGACCAAGACGGCCAAGGAAGCCATTGCACTTGCCGCCGAGAAGCTGGGCGGACCTGAGCGACTTGTCGAATGGGTGCAGGAAGACCCGCTTAACGAGCGTGTGTTCTGGGGCACGATCTATCCGAAGCTGTTGCCGTTGCAAGTGTCTGGCGAAGGCGGCGGCGCGGTGAAAATCCAAATCGTGCGCTTCGGGGAAAGCGATGACAACGGTTCGGCTCCCGAATAACTGGAGACCGCGTCGTTACCAGCGTGCAGCCTGGGATTACCTCGAACGTGGCGGCCGGCACGTGGAAATTGTCTGGCACCGCCGTTCGGGCAAGGATGAATTGGGACTGCACTGGACTGCAGTAGCGGCCTTTCAGCGTGTTGGTACGTATTGGTATCTCCTGCCGATGGCATCGCAGGCACGCAAGGCCATCTGGAATGCGATCAATCCGCACACGGGCAAGAAGCGGATCGACGAAGCGTTCCCGGAGGCCATCCGCAAGCGCAAGAACGACCAGGAGATGTACATCGAATTCGTTAATGGGAGCACGTGGCAAGTGGTTGGTTCGGACAACTTCAATTCGTTGGTTGGCTCGCCGCCAGTTGGCCTGGTCTACTCTGAGTGGGCCGTGTCCAATCCTGCGGCCAAGGCGTATCTGCGCCCGATCCTGGCTGAGAACGGTGGCTGGCAGATCTTCAACACCACGCCACGCGGGAAGAATCACGCATACCGCACGCTCCAGGGCGCCAAGATCGACCCGAACGCATTCGCCCAGGTTCTCACTGCACGCGACACTGGTGTGCTCACCGAAGAACAGTTGAGCCATCTGCTGGCCGAGTACATCACAGACTATGGCGAGACGCTGGGCACTGCGTACTTCGAGCAGGAGTTCCTGTGCAGCTTTGAGACGCCTGTAATGGGTGCTGTCTACGCGAAGGAGCTGCGCGAGTCTGCTGATCGCATCCGCACCGTCCCGTATGACCCAACGAAGCCCGTGCACATCTTCTGGGACTTGGGTCGTGCCGACAAGACGGCCATCTGGTTCGCACAACTGGCGCCGTTCGAGTATCGCGTCATCGACTACATGGAAGGCGTTGGCAAGCACATTGGCGAGTACATCGTTGATCTGCAGGCCAAACGCTACGCCTATGGCGATTGCTGGCTGCCGCACGACGCAAACAACGAACTGTTGGCGGCTGAACGCACAGTCGCCCAGCAGCTTCGCACGGCTGGCTTCAAGACGCGCACGGTGCCCAAGACATCAGTCGATACGCGCATCGAGGCCGCACGCCTGATCCTTCCGCTCTGCTATTTCGATGAGCGCAAGACGGAGCTTGGCTTGGATGCACTGCGCAATTACCGCTATCGCGTAGACGAAGAGACGAAGCAGTTCAGCAATGAGCCCTTGCACGATTGGGCATCGCACGCCGCTGACGCCTTTGGATACATGGCTATCGCGCTGAAGGAGGCGAAGCAGAAGCCCGAACAGAAGATCAACAAGCCTCGTTTGGCGATGCCTGGGCGCGTTACGCCTGGGTACTGGATGTGACATGGCTGAACGTTCAAAAGACATCGCTGCGCGCGCTCACAAGCGCTTCAAGCTCTGCGTAGAGTGGGAGCAGGACGCGCGCCAGCGCTTCAAGGACGACATCCGTTTCCTGTTTGCCGACTCGGATAATCAGGAACAGTGGAACGCCGCGGTACGTGCACGCCGGCAGATCCAAGACCAGCCAATGGTCACGATCAACAAGACGCATACGCACTGGCTGCATGTAGTCAACGAGGGCAAAGAGAATAAGCCTTCGGTCGTCGTGCATCCCACTGGTGATCAGGCCACGTATGAGGCCGCGCAGATCATTGAGGGGATCGTACGCCATATCGAGTACATCTCGGATGCGCAGACGGCTTACGACAAGGCCAGCGAGTTCCAGGTTGGCGGCGGCATCGGCTACTGGCGCATCGTCACAGATTACGCCGACGAGAACGGATTCGACCAAGAGATTTACATTCGTCAGATTCCTGATCCGCTGTCGGTTTATCTCGACCCGCACATCAAGACAGTGGACGGCTCGGATGCTCGCTTCGGCTTCGTGTTCGATGACATGCCACGTGATAAGGCCGAGGCCAAGTACGGCGCTGTGCTGGACAAACAGACGTTCGGTGACGGTGCGCTGTCGTGGAACCGCAAGGACGTCGTTCGTGTTGCCGAGTACTACGAGGTCATCGAGTCGAAGGAATGGCTGTACGCGGTCGAAGGCGACAACGGCATCGAATACGTGCGCGAGTCTGAACTGCCCGATGAAGCGCGTCCGATGCTCAAAGCGGCCTATGACCAAGGCAATGCCCAACGGCGCCGCGTCGACAAGCGCACGGTGATGCATTACCTGATCGTCGGCGACAAGATCGTCGAGTCCAGCACCTGGGCAGGCAAGTACATTCCGATCATCCGCGTCCCGGGTGAAGAAATCGTCATGGAGGGCCGTCTCGATCGCAAGGGGCTGGTGCGCTACCTGAAGGACGCACAGCGCGCGTACAACTACAACGCATCCGCTGCATTGGAATTCGGCGCGCTGCAAAGCAAGTCGCCCTACATGGCGCCTGTTGAAGCCATTGAGGGGTTGGAGAATTACTGGTCCACTGCCAACACGCAGAACCACGCGTACCTGCCTTACAACCACGCTGACGAAAACAACAACCCCATTCCCTCGCCTGAGCGTCAGCAGCCGCCGTCGTCCGCTCCCGTGTTCATGGATGGGATGCAGGCTGCTGAGCGTGAACTGATGATGGCATCGGGCCAGTACGAAGCGACGTTCAGCGAACAGGGCAATGAGATCTCTGGCGTGTCCATTGAGCGCCGGCAGAAACAGGGCTCGCGTGTGACTTTCCATTTCGTGGACAGCCTGTCGAAAGCCATTCGCTTCACGGGCAAGCAGATCATCGACTTGATCCCGAAGATCTACGACACGAAGCGGATCATTCGCATCCTGGCCGAAGACGGCGAGGAGCAGCAGATCCAAATCGATCCGCAGCAAAAGGTGCCGCTCCAGCAGAACAAGGACGAAGGCGAAGCGAAGGTTGCGGCGATCTTCAACCCGAATGTGGGCAAGTATGACGTCGTCGCCAAGGCTGGCCCGAACTTCGAGACGCGCCGTGAAGATGCATTCAACGCGATGACGCAACTACTCGCATCGGCTCCTGAACTGGCGCAGGTCATCGGCGATCTGTACATGGGCAATGCCGACTTCCCCGCTGCCGACAAGCTGCAAGAACGTATGCGTAACTGGATTCCGAAGGCGATCCTGGGCGAAGGCCCGTCACCAGAAGAGCAGCAACTCCAACAGCAACTGCAGCAGGCCATGCAGGTCATCCAGCACTTGCAGCAGGAACTGCAAGACAAGTCCAAAGCGCAGGAGATGGAGAAACAGCGCCTCGACATGGACGCCCTGAACCATCTTGCCCTTCGCATGGAGAACGACAAGGAAACCATTGTCGACGCGTTCAAGGCCGAGACAGATCGATTCAAGACGCTGCTCGCAACTTTGGATCCAGAACAAATCTCGTCCGTCGTCCGCAAGACTATGCAGGAGATGATGACCGCTCCGAACCCTGCACAGAATCTGACGCAAGAGACGATGGACCCAGACGCAGCATACGAAGCCGGAATGAATACCGTGCTCGCACCAGTTTGATAGACCCAGGAGAGAAGAATGAGCGATCAAGTTCAAGAGCCGCAGGAACAACAGGAAGCGCAGGTTGTAGAGGCCGAACAGCAGCAGGAAGCGCAACCGCAAGCACAGGAAGAACCGAAGGCGCCTGCCGATTGGGCATTGCGTCGCATCGCTGAAATCACGGCCAAGCGCCGCGAAGCTGAAGCCGATGCAGCACGCTGGAAAGAGCAATACGAGCGCGCTCAAGCAATGGTTCCAGCCGAACAGCAACAGCATCAGCCGCAGCAGAACGTCGACCAGCTTGCCCGCGCCTACGCCGAGAACATGCGAGCACAGGAACGCGAGCAAGAGCGCTTGGTGAGCATCGAACAGGCCGGCCGTAAAGAATTCGGCGCGGACTTCGACAGCGCTGTTTCGAACCTGAACGCTGCTGGTGTCGGTGGTCCTGAGTTCTTGCGCGTGATTGCAGAGATCCCGAATGCTGAAAAGGTCGTCGCATGGCTCGGCAAGCACGACAACCTGGGCGAAGCAGTGCGCATCGCAGGTCTGAGCCCGATTCAGATGGGAATCGAGATGACGAAGCTCTCGACGAAGGCCTCGAAAGAGATGACGAAGCAGATTTCTAAGGCTCCGGCACCGATTCAGGCTATCGAGGGCGGCTCGTCGGCTTCAGACAGCGTGGAACCGGCTGTCGGCTCGAAGGAATGGTTCAAGTGGCGCAACGAGAACGCACGCAAGCGCCGGTAATTTTTAAAGTGGATTCTGCCTATTATTGTCAGTAGATTGATATAATCGAATTAGACAATATGAGGGCAGAAGGCCATGAATAAATGCAGTTTTTGTAAAGAAGAAAAGCCGGTAGAGGCATTTAGCCGAGACAAACAGAGGCCGAATGGCCTATCGGCTTACTGCCGAGAGTGCAGGAAGAAGAAAAACGCAGAAAAGTACGTTGCGAACCGAGAGGAAATACTAGAAAGAAACCGGAAATGGGTGGAAGCCAATCCGGAGAAGGTGCGGCAAACAAGGGAACGGTATCGTAAGGAAAACGCCGCTAGTGTAAGGGAAACCATAGCTGGATGGCAGAAGAAGAATAAAGAGAAAGTAGCCTCCTACACTCGCTCGTGGAGAGAGAAGGCAGGGAAAGAGCGCGTATTAGCCGACGCACAAGCGTATAGAGAGGCTAACCGAGGAAAGACACGAGCTGCTGCTATAAGGTGGCAGAAGAAAAATCTTGGGAGAGTGGCCGCATATAATGCAGCACGATATGCTGCAAAGTTGAAAGCCACACCGGCTTGGGCTGACCTAAAAAAGATAGCGCAGATTTATATCGAAGCAGCAGAACTTGCAAAGAATCACGGTGTTACATACCATGTCGATCATGTGGTGCCATTGCGTAGCAAAGTCGTATGTGGGCTTCATTGCGAAGCTAATCTGAGGATTTTGGACGCTGGCGAAAATCGCAGTAAAGGTAATCGACACTGGCCTGATATGCCGGAGTAATTACTAGGCCTAGCTGGGCCGTTAACCAGCGCATTGCCCGTTAATTATCTCATCTCCGTAGGGCGGGGGAAGACGGATCGGATAACCGATCTCTTTTCAAACCCTTTCGTAGATTTGAGGTAATTAAATGGCATCGAATTCGTTGCTCACGATCAACATGATTACCAACGAGGCCGTACGTCTGTTCTCGCAGACCAACGCCTTCCTCCGCACCGTCAACAAGCAGTACGACGACCAGTTCGCCCGCGATGGCGCCAAGATCGGCAACACCCTGCGCGTCCGCCTGCCGAATGACTACGTGGTCAACACCGGCCCGGCGATCACGCCGCAGGGTACGAACGAGCAGAACACCACGCTGACCGTCGCGAACCAGAAAAACGTTCCGGTTTCGTTCGGTACTGCCGAGCGTACGATGTCCCTGGACGACTATAGCGAGCGGATCCTGGCGCCTGCCGTGAACCGTCTGGCTGCTTCTGTCGCTTCCGACCTGATGACCGTCGCGAACACGGCTAGCAATATCGCTTTCAAGACCTCGGGCGGCAATCTGGTCTCTCCGGACGCCACGACCTGGCTTGCAGCAGGCGCCGCACTGGATCAGGCGCTGTCGCCGCGCATGGATCGCAAGATCATCATGGACCCGCTGACCCAGGCCCGTACTGTGGG